ATTTACTTCCTCTGGGGAAAGAGTGCCACGCAAAGCAGTCCATAAGCTCAGACCTTTGCTCTTGCCTTGGGTAAAACGTCTACGTTCTTTCTCCGCCTTTTCCAGATCTTTCTGCAAGTCTGTAACTTCTTCCAACTGGGGAGCAGCTTCGCCCTCGATGGGTGTAGCCTCAATGAACGGAGGAGCCTCTTCCTCTATGGGAGCTGGCTCAACTTTACTCTCTGGTTTTTTCTCTTCTTTGAGCGTTAACTCGGCGGGCTTTTCCACCTTGGCGGCAGGCTCAGTACGTTTTTGCGGTACGGCATTACCATTCTTATCCAACACCAAGTCATAGCCAATAGCATCAAGAGCTTGGGCTTTACGGGCGTTGTTAATAACAGCATCAGCACTGTAGTCGGTATCACCAATGTCTTTGGCTAAAGCTTCGTAGTCAACCTTCTTTAGCCGCTCAACTTCAGCAGAAGCTTTGGCGGCCTCATCTTCAAGGCGTTGCGCCTCTTGCTCTTGGCGCTCGCGAGCAGCCTCCATCAAACCAACATTAGGAGAAGCGCCGCTAAGAGTATCAATCAAACTCTCTTGTTTACGACCCTCAATGATCTTTTGCTCTTGCTCCACGCGGGCAGCGGCAATGTCACGGGGCTTTGGGATGGCAACCAAATTCCCATCTTCGTCCACATCTGTGACATACCCCATAGCCTCTAAAGCTTTGTTCTGCTGAATCACATTCATCGCAGGGTTGGGGTGAAGCTGTGCAGAAAGGATGGCCTGAGCCGCATCATCTTTAGCTTTTTCATCAGCGATCTTTTGTGCGGCCTCTTGCGCCAGTCGAGTAGCCTCTTGCTCTTCGGCTCTGTCTCTAGCGGCAGTAATTAAATCTGCACCAGCTTGTGGGCCTTGACCAGCAAACATCTCTGCGGCACGTTCTTGGGCGGCGGCTTGCGCGGCAGCAGTAGCTTCATCTTTAGCAGCCTTCTGACGGGCAGCCTCAGCCTCACGCTCTCGGGCGGCGGCGGTAAGCTCAGTACCCAGACCCTCACGACCAGCCATCTGATCTCTGAACATCTGCTCAGGAGTAGTGCCGGTCAAAGATACTGGAGGCTCGTAAGGCTTTACTTCTGGAACAACTTCTGGCTCTGGCTTTCTCAAAGCGCGAGCGGCAGCACCACCGACACCACCAACTGCGGCAGCACCAAAGAATGCTTCCTTGTACTCACGCATAGCGTCTTCACCCTTAAGTGGAAGACCAGCTTGCCAACGCTCAGCCATCTGCTCAAGCACCTCGGTAGGAGACTCTGCAATAACACCAAGCGTAGCTCCCGTAGCCGCACGAGCACCAACGCCTGTGCCGGTACGTTTAGCCAATTCAGCGGCAACTTCTTTGCTAAGAATTTTCTCCGGAACTTTTGTCAGACCAAGGGTTAAGCGATCAGCAAAGAATCCAAGTGGCGCAGTAACGGCGGCCACTGCTGCGGCTTTGCCAGGAGCTGCTGTCTCACCAGTAGCGCCCTCTTCGGCCTGACGACGCATGAAGTTGCCAAACTGCTGAACTCCATAAGTACCGACACCCGTAAGCAGACCGCCAAGTGGGGTCGTAAATGGAGTTGCAGCAGCGGCGGCAGCCAACGGCACGGCCATGCTAGGTGCACTCTGAAGGATCTGCTCGGTAACGTAGGCGGGAGTTTTCTTAAGCGCTTCAAGCAAGCCTTTGTCAGCGTAAGTTTTCTCCAGCTCTTCAAAGGTAATGCCAGGAGCGCGTTTATCAGCAGCTCCTTCTTTGCGAATCTGCTCAGCTTTTGCACTAGCTTGAGGCGTCATGCCCAAGGCAGATTGAACACCAAAGGCAATGCCTGTACCGCTCTCTGGGACGGCTTCTAATCCACGGCCAAGAGCTGTGCCAGCACGTTGTACAAACGTTGGCTCAGGTTTAGTTGCGGCAACAGGCTCTGTTATCCACTGGTTATTGGCCAGATAAGCCTTCTGGCCTTTATCGTTAGTGGCTGTTTGAGTAATTGGCAACCACTGATTGCCAACCAATATAACTTTTTCGCCTGTCTCTGGGTTGGTAGCAGTCTGTAGTGCCATGTTTTAATCCGGTTTATATCCTGCGGGTAGTGGTGGAACTGTAGCAGAAGACGCCAATCCGGTGCCAGATGGATTCATTTTTTTCTGGATCAAATACTCTGTAATATCTGTAGTAGATGGGTTGGGTACACCTGCTGCCTTCAATGCTTCACTCGCCTCTTTCATCATCTTAGGCCCAAGTTGAAGATTTCCTAAATCATCGCGAACATCATCAGATGCTTGAGCGCGAGTCATTACACCTTTACCGGCAGCAGACGGAGCGCCAGCAAGTTTGAATGCCACATAAGCATCGTACATTGTCTTGCCTTTATTTTGAGGCTGAGACAACCAACTACCTGCCATTTGATTAAAGAACCGCTGCTCAGAACCAGGCATACTCTGGATTTCTTTTTGAGCTTTGATTCTCATCATTTCAATAGCCATATCCTGCTTAAGTTTAGCTTCGTTATCCTCAGACATGCCAAGCTTTCCAGCAATCTCACGGCTCTCTTTATCGATTCTGTCTTTCTCAGTCTTGGTAAGGTTGAACAAGCCAAGCTTCTCGTTGTACTCGGCTTCTTTCCTCTTGGTTCCAATGTCAATAATCTTATCAGTCAAAGCATCCTGCTGGGCTTGACGTTCTTTTTGCAGCGCCTTCACGCCAGCAGCGCCTCTAGCTCCAGACTCCATCCAGTTACGACCGCCGCCTTGAGCAATCTGACCCAAGTACTCCATCAAAGAATCAAAACCAGGTTCTGGATTCTTCAGGCGTTCTTTGCGAGCCTTAAGTTCGGCTGCCATTTCGTCGTAAATAGAAAGATCTTTTGAGCCAACTTCTTTCAAGAACTTTGCCTTGTATGCCTCTGGATCAAACTGCTGATTCTCAGCAAGCATCCTTCTCTGGTATTCAGTACCTACACCAACGGATGGAAGCTTAGCTAAGTCAGTCAAGCCGCCTGGCATGGGGGCGCTATCCGCACGGCCAGTACTAGGGCGAGGAGCGGCAGGCACTTTAGTAGTAGGCGCAGAGGTAACGAACGGTACATCAGGTGATACCGCTGAAGTTCCGGTTGAGCGGGGGTCGGGTAGACGGCGGAAATTGGGATCAGTTGGCGTTGCAGGTTTAGGGCCGGAATCAAGGGCTGCAATCTGCTCACGTAATTTTACCGCTGACGCTGGAGCAAGATAATCTAGTTCCTTGGCCCTTTTTTCAAGCTCCAATTTCCTTCTTTCTTTTGCAGCCAATTCAGCAGCTTGGTCTGCCAACTCTTGATCTCTTAAAGCTGATGCACTCGTGGTATCACCACCCTCAACAAACGCAACAATACCGCCGCCCGCATAGTGCCGACCAAGGTTAGACATAAGCTGAGCAATGCTTCCGCCACCAGCAGCCATGACGGGCTGCATGGGAGGTTGACCTTGCATAGGGGGTTGTCCTTGTGGGCCTTGAGCCATCTGAGGCATCCCTTGAGGCATCTGTGGGGGTTGGCCTTGCTGACGTTGTTGAGCACCAAGCATCTGACGTAGCTTTTCTACAACAGAAGGCTGAACACCGCCAGCTTGAATGGCTTGTTGGCCTTGCGCACTGTTACGCAGCTCAGTAATTTTCTGAAGCGCAATTGCTTCTTCCAAGTCGGGCGGAATAGAACCAGGAGCCTGACCTTGCTGTGCCTTCTTTACTTTTTCATCCAAAGGAGCTGGGTTTCCTTTGTATGCGTCCACAAGTTGTTCAATACCCATGATGATTCCTTCTGATAACTGTGCTCATTTTATTGAAATTTCTCTTAACGTCTACGGAGAAGATCGATTAAACCGCCTTTGGCAAACATTTGCTCGTAATATCGGTCGTCTATTCCATAGCCCCCATAACCGCCACCGGCAGTTTCTCCACCGCCAAACTGCTGCGCAAAATAGTCAGGCTCTGGAGGCGGCGTGTAAACAGGCTCTGGAGGGGGCGGCGTGTAAACAGGCTCTGGAGGGGGCGGTGTGTAAACAGGCTCTGGAGGGGGCGGTGTGTAAACAGGCTCTGGAGGGGGCGGTGTGTAAACAGGCTCGGGAGGCGTATATGCTGGAGCAGGTTCTGGCGCTGCATTGCCACTAAAGAAACTAGAAAACCCTCCACCTCCCTCCATCTCCATTTGAGGAATGAACTTATCTCTTGAAGCAACCATAGGCTCTTGCGGCGGCTGAGGCGATGTAAATACAGGCGCTGGCTGAGGAGTTGGCTCAGTAATAGGTGGAGGCGGTGGAACCGGCGCAGACGGGGGAGGTGGCGGCGGAGCTGGGGGTGGGGGTGGCGGAGGTGGTGGCTCAGGAGGCGGTGGGCTATACGCATAAGACGGCTCTTGCTTTGGCGTATACATAGGCTCAGGCGCGGCAGGACGCGAAGCCGCCGCCGCAGCTAAACCACCAGCCAAACCTAAACCTAAGCCCAAGCCCCCGCCAGAAGAACCGGAGGGGGTTACTTCTTTGGGGAGCCAGACCCTCCAAGACCCAAAGTCCTAAGCAACTCATTAACAGTCGTCGCACCGCGAGCAGCATTGGTAAGAGCGTCCGGCTCAGGCAATGAATAGTTGGTTGCAGAAATTGGCAGGCCTTGGAGCATAGACTGCTGGAACTGAAGCATCTTGTATGGGTTCTCACGAGCCTGCTCAAACGCAGCCTTGTCTGCTGCAGTACCTTCAGCTTCAATACCACGCTGGGTAGCACCAAGAGCTGCTTGTTGTTGCAGGTTAGCCAAGCCCAACTGACCGCTAGAGATGCCCAGATCGCCTTGGGCTTTTGCAGCCTGAAGACCAGTCTGAAGACCTTGCAATCCCAAGTTTGCACCAAACTGCTTAGATTGCTCGGAAGCTTGTTGAGCGGCTTGACCATACTGAGCAGCTTGCTGAGCCGCAGTCATAGACTGACCTTGGTTGAACTGACGGGCAGCTTCTTGAGCTTGCTGTGCAGACATACCATACTTAGCCATCATGTCAGCGGCGGTCATACCCTGAGTAGCACCAAACTGTTTAGACTGTTCGGAGGCTTGTTGAGCCTGCATGTTACGGGCTTGGTCAGCATTGAACTGAGCCATAGCATTTTGGAACGCAGTGTCGTAACCTTTACCAGTGATACCAGCTAGGTTAGTGCCAAGGTTACGTTGGTTCTCTGCGGTCAGAATAGCACTACGGCCACCACCAAAAGCACCGGCCTTGGTCATTGCGGCTTTGTTTGCTTGCTCGCTAATGTTTGATTGACGGCGAGCTTCTTCCAACTGTGGGTTCAAAGAAGCTTGCAAGTACGGATTCATGTACTGCTGGGCTTGCTCTTGACCGAAAGTACCTGATTTGAATGCTGTACTTTGGTACGGGTCAGGTGCTTTGAACTGGTTTGTAAACTGCGTGGCAGCAGAGAGTTCTGGTGCTTTGAACTGGCTATCAAACTTGGTTGGATCGTAGCTTATGCCTTGAGCCTTGGCAGCAATATCACCGGCAGTTTGCGTAGCTTGACCAACACTGCTAGGCACAGACAGATTACCCGCAGCTTGGAATGCTTGCTGTTGTAGGCCGGAAGCGCCAGCCGAGAGTGGGCCGCCGTACTGCTGATATGGGGCACTAGCCAAAGCTTCAGCTTTACCAAGCATGTTGGGAATGTAGTCACCAGTCCAGCTTGCAAGTGTTTGCTCTGATCCTGTTGAACCAGCGGGAATCGTTGTTCCGCCAACCGCATAATGCTTAACCGATCCACCATTGGCATAAGCTTGAGCCAAACCACCGGGCATGAACTTGTCTGGGTTAATTCTCTTGCCTTGTTTCTTTGTACCGGTACGGGCTTGACGGATCTTGTCCATCATGCTGTACAACTTCTTAGCTCCGGCATCAGAGTTGCCGTTGCCTAAATGAGACACAACATCCGCGGGGACAACAAACTCGCCGTGGCTTAGCGCGGCGGGTTGACTCTGACCAATACGTGCTGGAATCTTATCGGCCATACCATCAGTCTCCCCTTGTAAATAGCGTGGTACGCTACCGCCCTTGGCGTATTCAAAACCTCCACCTTCACCAAAATAAGGAATCCTGTCGTAGTCCTCTACGATTATGTCGTTATTCATTGGCATTTCATACTCTGGTATTAATGAACGAAGACGATCAAGTTCAGCATCAACTTCTGTGTCGTTTAACAGAGGCGGCTCTTGAGGTTCCTCTGCCCAGCGCCTAATTTGATCGTCTATTCCAGTAAATTCATCTACTCCTCTTGGATAACCAGCAGTAACCTCTGGCATTTTTGCCACTCTACCACCCCCAGCAGTAGATCCGGGTGGAGCACTGCCACCGATCCCTTTAAATATATTAGAAATGGAACTAAGGGCGTTACTTGCATTGCCCGGCTTACTAAGATAGTTGCCAAGCAATGCGGCCAATCCAGCACCACCGGCTACTTTGGCTACGTTCCCTAAATCAAAGCCACCGCCGCCTCCACCACCGCCACCACCAGAAGAAGTAGAGGGGGATCCAGGTTGACGGGTGTAAGTAACATCACCACTGTAGTTAACACCACCAGCACCAGGACGGCTACCAGCGGGAGGAGCGGTCACCATATTGCGTTCTGCGGTGAACTTGGGAATGCCGCCTTGGTATCCAACTTTTTGTCTATTGGGTGCAAACATCCCTAGACCGCCAGCCAAGCCACCACCAAGAACGGCAACACGGCTTGCTATATCTTTGCCAGAAAGATTGCTTCCAAAAAAATCATTGATCGTGTTGGTAATGTCCGAGCGATTTAAAAGATTGTATTCTCTTTCAATGTCACGGTTGCTGGGTGACTCTGCATTACTGTATTGCGAAGTACTTCCAGGGGATATGCCAATTAGTTCATTAAGGTTAAACGGTTTATCAGTAGTCCCGCCTTCTGGAACTTTTTTTCCGTAATCGCTGCCATATATACCGTCTAAAATCGGGCCCATATTAACTCCTCAAAATTTGTAACAAGGTGTCAACGTCAGTACTGTTTACGCGACCACCATTAGAAAACCCACTATCCCCGTCATTCTGCTCCTGCTGCTCTTGCTGCATTCCTTGCATTTGCATCCCTGAGAACCCGTCACTTGCCCCAAGCGCAGAAGGTGGAACGTAACTCCCGCCAAACAAATCTTCCCCAAACAGCTCTTTGTAAGATTTTATCTTAGCACCCTCAGTCTTGTCACTCATCATCATGTTCAACAGAGAGTTTTGTTGCTGTTGCTGTTGATTAGCCAAGTTAGCAATCGCATCTACCGCAGGGTTTGTACCGGATGTAGTGGGCCTTGCGCCGGGAGCTCCGGGTTTTGCTGGAGCCGCCTTCTTAGCCCCGCCGGGCATAGCCCCAGCTCTTTTCATCAACTCCGCACCGCTTATGGCCGTGTCTCGATCTGGCATATAGCTCACATCAATCTCTTGGCCATCCTTGCTTGTCCAAACTCCGGGTCTGGTCAGGCTGTATTCCCATTCTTTGTTGGGGTCGATATTACCTGTCTCTGGCCCAAGCGGGCCTTGTATTCCACCCAAAGGATCTGAAACAAACTCGCCCGTTATTTCGTTGTAATAACCAGAGTTTGAATTGGTCGGCATTGAGCCGCCAAAAGTTGGATCAAATACGCTTTCATAACCGCCACTGCCTGATGGGATTGTGGATGGGAAGTCTTCGTCTGGGCTTGGTAAAGTAAATTCATCCGAGCCGCCAGTTAAGGGTGAGTATCCGCCACTGCCGGGTTTGAACATTCCAGGGATCAGGTTTGCCCTGAACTCATCCATATCGCCGGGGCCAAGAGAAGCAGTAAGGTTGTTAGACTTTGGAATTGCATCCATGCCATAGCGCAGTATGGCTAATGGATCACCGCTTTCAAGTGCTTTAACCGCGCCAATTGTTTTAGAAATATCTTTAAGGTCAAAGCCGCCAACATCACTTACTCCACCGGCATTAGCACCAGCCATCAGAATGGCAAGAGGATCGCCACTCTTTAAAACGTTTGCATATTTAGCTGCGTTGGCAATATCAGCCATTCCACTGATACCAGCCATGTTGCCAAGACCAGCAGCTCCAGCAATTGCACCCAATACGTTACCTTGCTTAGCTGCAATCAGTGAGTTTAAACCTGCGGCAAAAGGCTGCAAGCCGGGAACAAATGATGCAATTGTTAATAGCGGAGCAATCTTGCCAAGATCGCTACTAGATGCGCCTTGTGTGTAGAAAATGGGATTGCCTTGGTCATCAAACTGCACGCCGTAACCGGTATTGCCCTTACCCTCGTAAGTTCCACCAAAGAAGTTTCCTCCTTGGCGACCGCCATACGTTACCGGAACTTCTTGACCTGTTAGCTTGTTGCCGAATGTTTCACCAGTAGCACCAAAAAGCTGACCGTCTTTTTCTTTTACGTTCGTAACATCAACATTTCTGTAAGTGGGTTGGTTATATTCGTCTGTTCCTGTAACAACACCATAGGTAGGCTTTACTTGCTGGGCTTCTTCTGGGCTGAGATCTCTACGAACGTAATCTGTGCCATCGCCAGTATCTACTGCTTCCAACACATAAAGCTGAGAGCCAGAACCTTGAACAGGCTGACCGTTAAAAGTCATGCCAATTTGTTCAACAGGCTCATACTTATCAACTTTGCCAAACTGCTTGATGTCAGTAATGCCAATGTCAGCCAAAATCTTAGCCATGTCCTCGGCATTTGCCTCAGCAGAACCAAAACCCGCACCAGACCATTTACTGGTCAAGCCTTGGCCAAGAATTTGTTTTTTTATAAGTTGTTTGTAATCTTCAGCCATATTTTTCCTTAAGGCAGAGCCGACACAAATGACATTGTGGCCACAACAGATTGAGTAGACGGTTTTGTAGGCGTGCCAGAAGCCGCAAGGTGCTGAATACTCACAGCGACATTAGGTACAGACCAATATATTTCAATGTAATCATTGGCATTCATAGACAAAAAGTAATTCCAGCCAATAATTGAATGCCCGTCCGTGCCTGCGTGTCTATTTGGAACAGATATAAAACCAGTTGATCCTGTAATATCCGCGCCGTTTTGTTTTAGCCAAATGTAAACATCTTGGAAGGCCGTATCAGTGTTTTGAAACTGAGCACTAAACTGTAGGTTATAAATACCAGCAGTTGCTACCGTGATTTTAGAGGTATCTATGGTTACACCATTAGAAAAATCTGTGGTGTTGAACGTCATCAACGTGGCTGTATTGGCCGTGGCTGTTTGATCCTGATCGCTAGAAAAAGCCCCGTAAGGCAGGCGCAAGCCAGACCCATCAATTGAGCCTGAGCCAGTATTCATCTGGTTAAGAATGTTTTGCAGTCGGTTGAAATACAACCGAAGCACATTGTTTAGCTGATCTTGGTAAGCTTTGTTGTATTGTTCTGTTGCCAACGGCAGAGCAGGCGGCTCAACCCGCTGGAACTCATACTCCGTTGTAACAAGTAAGCTCATGAATTACCTCTGCGGCCATCTTGACGGATGTCAATACGGGGTGAGCCAAGTTGCCAAGCGCAACCAAGCTGGGTAGATTCCACCTTCATAATCATCTGACGGCCACGAACCCTGACGTAAATCTGACCAGTAAACTGCTCAATCACCGCTGTAGATGTGCGAGTCACAGTTGCATCTGAGTTGCCGCCCAAAGAGATTGGGTCGTTGTAGCCTGAACCGGAGTTCTGCATGGGAATCAAAGTCATTGTGACTTGCGGAGATGATGTGTTAGACCCACGGAAAGTAATGTCAGGCAGGATACGCCAGACAAACCCAAAGTGATCGCCATCGTCAATGTCAAACTCGGTAGTCTCAATAACAGCAGTAATTGGCAAAGTTGTGCCTGTTTCGTTGTCGTCATTACCCTGTTCGTGGTAGACAATGTTGTATGTATAAGTAGCCGCCATTGGGTACTTACGCAAGGCAGAGTCAATCCACGCTGTTCGGGCCATTGTGCCGTAAGCCCAGACATCTTCTAAGTAGTTGTACGTTACGTACTTATCAATAGTGAACGACCCAGACGAACAGTAGAAGAACCAGATCTCGTTAAAACCTTCATTGGTAGAAGCAAAGAACTGATCGGCTTGTTCTAGGTTAATGTCTTGGAAAATAAACTGGCGCAGATCGCATCTAAGAGTCTGGACACGGCCATCATATTTGTAGAACTTATCAATACCCATCCAGTACACCACACCCGTGGCGGTTGCAGCTGCGTTTGGCCCAGCAATAGAGATGTTGTCTCCCAACAACTGGGAACCCCACACCGCTGGCGGCCCTTGGTACTGCAATGAATAAACTGCAGAATCAGTTAAAACAACAATCTCTTGACGAGTCTGTATGGCAGTAATAATCTTTGAGCCGTGGGATAGCTGTAAGCTACCAGCCTGATTTGTGGCAGAGGGGAACCATTCCAAGTAATCCTCTTGGTCAGACCAGCGAATTAGCATGGGGTTTTGAATGGTGCTTCCATAGTCATTACAACCAAATGCAAACGTAAAGCGTGAGGCATCAGACACCAGAATAGAACTCTGAATCGTTGGGCAGGAAGAAGCGCCCGATAGATTGTTAATAGCCACGCCTCGTGAAGTCAGCAAAGAACTTGCCTTCCAAACATAGATCTCACCGCCATTAGGTGCAAAGAGTAAGTCTTCACCAAAGTTAGCCTGTGACCAAATACGCATCTGGTCTGATGATTCCACACCAACACCCCAAGGCCCCGCACCCCATGGGCCAGCACCCCAGCCCACCAAAGGAAGCGCATAAGGAGCACCAACATTAACCTGATAAGCAGCCACTACAGCAGACCCACCGCCCGTAGCAGTAGAAGTGGCTGGACTTGCCGCAGTAATTGTGTATTGAGTGGTAGATGTACCGGTTATGGTTAGCTCATACTCACCGTTTAAGTCAAGACCGCCAACAGCTGTAGCGCCACTGAAGGTAACGAAATCACCGTTTGTATAACCACCAGCTGCGTCAGTCACAGTGACTGTTGTTGATCCGTTAACCGTAGCAAATGGGTTTGTTAGCGCAACGCTAAGCTTTGTATATGTTGCTGAAACAGATGCGCCACCCCCGCCCGTCACAGTGGATGATGCTGTAGTGGATACAGTGATGGTGTAGTCATCAGCTCCAACATACGTTATGGTGTGGTTGGTATTAAGTACTTCTGCTGGAATTCCACCGACCGCAACAGCACCAGAAAAGGTAGCGATGTCGCCGGTGAGTAAACCGTGCGCAGTGTCATTAACGTTAATAACGGCTGACCCAGATGTAGTGTCAAATGGATTGTTCAGCGTTACAGGAGCTTGTACAGCCGAACGCAAGGGAGTAACGTCGTAATACAAGCCGCCGTTTTCAATGTAGAACTTCAGATTTGTGCCGACCGCCAGTAAGTTCTGCCCGCCCAGAGTGACCCAGTTCCACAAAGAACGGCAAACACCTTGAAAAATAGCCGAAGAAATACGCTGCCAACCACCAATTTTTTCTGGTGTGCCTTGGCGAAACCTTATCTTGTCTGAAACATAGTAGCCATTTTCCGATGTATAGCGTGTGTTTTCCCTGTTTACACCGGCTTTCTGCTGAAGTTTCTTTAATGGCATGAGCAGTCCTAAGAGAGAAAAACGGCCCGTTCGTCAATACGACGATTCTGTAGCCCTTTGAGAATTTTACCCCCCGCCATGCAATATTTCAACAGTTCTTCTGCTGCACCGGCCATATCACCACGCAGTACCTTTTGACGCAGAGTTGAACGCTGGAGAGTGCCCAGTCCTACATTGAAAGCAAAAGATACCAATGCGTCAAACTGTCCTTGAGTAAGAGGCACAGGGCAATAAGTAGCCACGCCTTTCTCAAACCGAGCAAGGTCTGCCCTAAGTATTGCATCTACTTCCTCCATTGAGTGTTTACGCATAGCCTCTGGCGGGGGCACAAAAGAATCCCGCTGGTCTATCTTAAGCTTGCCTTGCTCTGGGAACATTACGTGCCCAACCCCCACAGTCCACAGCTTGGCTGGACATTTGTAGGGATTCTGCCTCACGCCTTCGTGATGGCGGATCATGTGAAGGCACTTGGCTGAGATCTTCATTTGCCAAACGCCCGGCCACCAAAGTGGAAAGCAATGATAGAGGCAAACAGCGCTTGGGTGTCAGAGTCCCACAGCATCTCGGCCAGTTCTGTAAACGGCACGCCACTGTTCCAGCCGTAGGCAAACAGGCCAATGTCAATAAACAGTAGCAGGAAGAAGAAGCCGTATGTGATAACGGGGCGAACAGAAGCTCGGAGGTTCTTCATCCATGTGGATGTCCCCTCGTTTAAACTTGTATCGTGGGCATAGATTGCCTGCATTTCAGCCTGCTGAGCGCCGATCAGAATCTGCTTGGTGTTAGCTGCGCTCTCTGTTTCTAGCTGTTCTGACTTGATGTGCTCAATACGTTCTTGTGCCTCAAAGCCAGCTTTGCGTAGTTCCAGCTCACGGGTAATCTGCATCTGAGCAAGGTTTAGCTCATGCTTCTTATCTGCCCGGTCTTGGAAGAATTCCAGAATCTTAGGCAAACCGCCCATCAGGAACGAGATTAAAGTGGATAGTAGTGTCAGCATAGCGATCCTTTACTGTTTGCTTTTACTCAACATATTACTTGCAATTTGCAACATACTTATAGCCTTGGTTATGTCTTTGGGTTCTTTGTCCCAGCCTACCGTAATCTGCCCAACAAATCTGCCCGGCTCTGGCGGCACACTGACACGGCATCCAAAAGTTACACCCTTCTCAATGTACCAAAGCCCAATCTCACTCTGAGCCACAGCGTATTCGCTACACGGTATCTCATTGGCCATCAGTGCAATTACATCACGATTATTGGAAGAACTCTGTGTAAACAGCCCTACATCTAGCCCGTCATGCGTCTTATCCCTGCCTTCTCTGGTGTACGCCCGAAACAAAACTCTTGTGCCAAACAACGGATTCACCTTGAATATGGCAATTACCGTTGCGTCCGTGTTCTTAAATAGATGAGCCACAACATCCTCAGCCCTGTCTTCCGCAATCATTGGAAGCTTTTTGTTTTCTTTGTACGCCTCAAATAGAAAAGACTGGTTCTGCCAAACAAAATACCCAGCAAACGCAAACACCGCCATGAGCAACAGAGCAAACAGTTTAAACGGGCTATCTACATAGGACAACACCTTGCTCAATACATCTGCTGGCTTTTCGTCACTCATAGACCAATCATTCCCAGTAGTTTGTTCACGATCTTGTCTGACAAGTCATCAGGCAAAAACTTGAGTAAGCCAAGCACCCACCAAGCAATACACAGCCTGACAAAGACTTTAAGGAAGAGGTCAAACTGTTTCTGGTACTCATTCACCGACCACACCCTGTCTTGGCACACAGTTCAGCCATCTCATTAAGCCCCCAGCCAACAGCACCTAAGAGCATCACGATTACGACAATCCCAACCGCCCACTCCATCTGTTCCCGCTCGGCTTCCTTGCGCTTCTTCTCTTCAGCCTTTAACTCTGCCATTTCTCTGGCATCATCTCTATCCATCTCAGCTTGCCGAGCCTTGGTTGCATTCCATACGTCTATGCGTCCCGCTTGCATGAACAGCATCTTTAGCTGTTCCTCAAACCGCTTGGCCTCATCGAGCGCCATCTCAATCTGTAATGCCGCGCCAAGGTTGGATTTACCACCTGTACGCTTGGCCTGAAGCATCGCTTTGGTAGCAGTGCTCTTGGCATCAAAAAGCCGCGAAATGGAGGGAGCCAATCCCGCTAGATCACTAGCAACCTTGCTTGCCTTTTTGACTACGCTAATCGCAGTTTGTAGTCCCTGTAATGCTGATATTGGGTCTATTGGAATCATAGGTACAACTTAAAACAAATTCCAGTAACCAAACAGCGGGGGCCGAAGCCCCCAGACAAGGTTACTTAGGTTCTACGTCCGACACCTTGGGTTCGGCCAGAGCTTGCTTCAGTAACTCAAAGAAGGCGTTGCGGCCCACGGTGAGTTGATCTACGTTAAATCTTGCTGAGTCAAGTTTGCGATCCAAATCTGCGACATGGTTCAACAGCGCTTGCTGCTGGGGTGTCAGGTCTTCAAACTGGTGCTCAACGCCATCGATTGTCACAGGGGTCTTTTCATTTTTTCCCATGATTTTTCCTTTAATTGCTGTCAAACTCAGGTGGCAGCTTCCTGTTTAAACAGATGCGGCTTGCAGTGGTGCAAGATTTTCTGTTGTCCAGAAGTCTTTAGCCAGCATAATCTTGAGGTGCTCTTTGTTACGAGCAACAGTGTCAGCCCAATCTTCAGCAGTCATGCCTTCTGGCTGTCCTGCGTTAATCAGGTTTACTGAGTCCATTGCGGC